GTGTCATAGATAATGAGGTAAAAAAAGATGTGTTATGATCCAATAACAATAGTAGACCAAAAGACACGATTGCCTCAATTAGTATCATGTCGTAAATGTTTGGAGTGTATGCAAACAAGAGCAAATGAGTGGGCAGTTCGTGGACATTTTGAGTTAGAACAACACAAAGAGAATTGTTTCATCACATTAACATATGATGATGATCACAATCCAATAGTATTACAGAAAAAGCATATGCAATTATTCATAAAAAGATTACGTAAAAGCATAGGCGATAAAAAAATAAAGTATTTCGCAGCTGGCGAATACGGAGATAAAAAGTTAAGACCTCATTATCATATCATCATATTCGGTCACGATTTTGATGATAAAGAATATATGAGGAAGTCACAAAGTGATCTACCGATATATGAAAGCAAAGCATTAAATAAGTTATGGACAAAAGGCACAGCAATTGTGCAAGCTGCAAATGCAAACACTATAAGATATAGTGCAAAATATGCAGCAAAAGAAACAAAAGCATTACCAAAAGAATTACAACAACATCCAGAATTTAATACAATGAGTCAAAATTTAGGTATTTCCGGAATTTTAGATAAAATGGATGTGTTTGTTAAAACAGATCAAATATATTTAGATGGCTTTGCATATAAGATACCTAATATTGTACTTGATAAATATGCATTAAAGATGCACAATGGTATATATCACGAACGTGATCAATGGGTAGAACAATTTAAACAATCAAGACAATTTAAGTATCGTAATAAAGAACAAAGAGAAACTGCAAAGCGAATAGCTTTAAAAAAGAAACAATTTGCAGGTTTAAAAGCTTTGTGATATAATAAAATAAAAAAATAAAGGAGTAAGTTATGTGGTTAGTAAAAAAAGATTACGGCGACAGAGTGAAACAAGTATTTTTTGAAACATTAAGTAAGGCATGTGAACACATAGCAAAAACACAAGATGCGTACAGCTATGAAATAATTTATGTCGCTAAAGACGCATAAGGAGGTGGCAAATAAGTGAGAAAGTCTAGAGTTAAGCTTACAAAAAAAGCATCAGCAGTAAAATTTAGTAAAGGTGCAAAAGTAAATAAAAAAAATACACCTAGTATGAATATGCGAGGAGGCATACGTTTATGATATATGTTTATCAATTAGCAATAAGAAAAGCAGATGATGAACAACGACAGTTCATTATAGAACATGATATGATTACAACAGAACAACAATTAACACAAGAGTTTGTTGATCAAACAAGTGAAAAATATCAATGTGATGTATCATTAACTTATCTGGGAACATTAATTGAACCAGATGTTGAAGAAAAGTTACAAAAAGAATATCATACAAAAGATATGATAGAAACAAAAATAAATCAATGGCAAGAAAAACAAAGAGAGGAGTTTGTAAATGTCACAAATTAAAGTATTTAAAGGTTTTGACCGTTTAGAAACAAAAGGCGAAGATGTATACCAAGAAATTTATGAGTGGGAATACGTTGATGAAAAAGGAAAATTAAAAAAAGATAAAAAAAATATTAAAGAGGAAATACAAAGTTATTTACCTCGTACAGATTATAAATCTCAAATTGAGAGAGGAGAATTAGAATTACAAAATGGTGGATCTACTTATACAGATTTTACAGGAGTACCCGATGGTACAGTCGCTATTTACGACTATCTTAACACTCTTGCTAATTTACCTCAAGAGCAAGTTGCCAAGCTCTTGGAACAGGTTAATGCAGGAAATAAAGAAAGCGTACAAGCAAAACAAACAACCAATAGCAAAACAGCTGGAGGAGGACAAACTGATGCAGAAAATGTTCAAGGTCAATCCCCAGATGGCGAAGCTAATTAAATTATTGATAGAGGAGAATAATAAAGATGGCAAAGAATAGTGTAAAATCAGCTACTCAAGATTTTAGTAAAGTAGTACATGCACAAACACCACGATCAACATTTAAAAGAAATAGTACATTAGTTACAACAATGAACGCCGGTGATTTAGTACCGATATATATTGATGAGGTATTACCAGGCGATACATTTAAAATGGATATACAACACGTTTCACGTTTGATTACACCATTAGCACCAACAATGGATAATATTAATTTAGAATTTTTTGCATTTTTTGTCCCTAATCGTATTGTATGGGACAATTGGACAGCATTACAGGGAGAAAACAATACAAGTGCATGGGTACCAGGATCACCACCAGCAAGTGTGCCTGCAGCAAATATTAATTTAGCAATTCAAAGTAAATCAATTGGTGATTATTACGGGTTACCCGTAAATTTAAATACTTCAAATCATTCAGTAAATGTTTTACCATTTAGAGGATATGCACAAATATGGAATGATTGGTTTAGAAATCAAAACGTACAAGCGCCTATACCTGTAATAAAAGATGATGCAGGTTCAAATAGTGGAGTTAATTTTTATAGTGATCCATTGTTAAAAGTAAATAAGCCATTTGATTATTTTACAAGTGCGTTACCAGCACCACAAAAAGGAGTAAGTCAGTTAATACCAATTGAATTAAATCAATTAATTCCTGTTATTACAAGTTCAGCAGATGCACAAACAGGAGCAGCATCACCATTACGTTTAAGAGTATCAAATACAGGTGGTGTATTACCTGCTGGAACATTACATTCTATGGGTGGTGCAGGTGGTGAATTAGGTCAAACAAATGGAGCAGGTGGAAGTTCTAATACTGCATATCCATCAAACTTATTTGCAGATGCAACAGGACAACAAATTAATGGAACAACAATCAGTGATTTAAGAACAGCATTTCAAATTCAACGTTTATATGAACGTGATGCAAGAGGTGGTACTCGTTATATTGAAATGTTAAAAGCACATTTTGGAGTAGATGCGGGAGATTATCGTTTACAACGTCCTGAATATTTAGGTCATTGTTCAACAATGATAGATGTACAACAAGTAACACAAACTGCAGAAGATTCAACAACACCAGTAGGAACAACAAGAGCATTTGGACATAGTCAAGGAAATGATTATTTATTTAATAAATCATTTGTAGAACATGGTTTTATACATATATTTGCTGTAGCAAGACAAAAGAAAACATATCAACAAGGTTTAGATCGTTTTTGGTCAAGACGTGATCGTTTAGATTATTATGTACCTGTATTAGCACATATTAGTGAGCAACCAATTTATACAAAAGAAATATATGCTTTTGGAGGTGTTGCACCTGATGATGTGTTCGGTTATCAAGAAGCATGGAGCGATTATCGTTATAAACCAAGTCGTGTAACAGGTCAAATGCGATCAGGAGTTACAAATTCATTTGATATATGGCATTATGCAGATTTTTATATGACAACGCCAACATTAAGTGATGCGTGGATGAAAGATAATTCAAAAACAAATTTACAACGTACATTAGCAATTACAGAGGTAGATCAAATTTTATTAAATGTTAGATTTGATTTAGAAGCAACAAGACCAATGCCAACACATAGTGTACCAGGTTTAATAGATCATTTTTAAAAGGAGTTAAAAATGCCAGGCGAAGCAACAAATGTAGGGCAAGTATTAAGCAATCCTGAACAATCAGCAACAAAAACATCATTATGGGAACGTGTAACAGGTAAAGCAAAAGGAGTTGAACGACAAGCTGGAGAAAATCAAATAGCTAGAGAGTTCAACAAACAAGAAGCAGAAGCAAATAGACAATTTCAAGAGAGATTGTCTTCTTCTGCATATCAAAGAGCTATGCAAGATATGAGAAAAGCTGGGTTAAATCCAGCGTTAATGTATGGAGGAGCTAAACCAGCATCGGCAGCTGGTGGATCACAAGCGAGTACATCAGCAGGAAGCACGCCAACGGGCGATGCTTCAGGGTTATTTTCAACAGCATTAACAGTAGCAGGAGCGTTACTTACAAAAGGTGTAAGTTTAGGTGCAACAGCAGCAACAGCAGGAACAACAGCAGGCGCAACAGTTGCAAGTTCAGCAACAGGCGCAAAAGCAGCAATAAATGCAGCTGCTAGAGCTAGATTAGTATCACAATATACTAAATCAGCTCAAGGATTAAGTCCAATTCAACAAGCCGCACAAAGACAAAAGGCGTTAGATTTAATTAAAAGTAGAACACGTTAATTAAATCATCTGTGCATAATGGCTCTTGTCTTATTATGCACAGATGACACCTTTTGAAAAAAGTGTCATAGATAATGAGGTAAAAAAAGATGTGTTATGATCCAATAACAATAGTAGACCAAAAGACACGTT